TGTAATATGTATGGCAATATTATTTACAAATACTGATGTATCACTTAGTCACAGAATAATGGTAATATTCTTTGTGTTCTTAATGTCTATTATACCGGTTGGAATGTCCTTGTTTGAATTAACTTGTATTGTTACTGGATCAAAAAATAAACCATATAATATGTGTAATATTTTTGCATGGGTAGTTGCAGTAATAATGATAGTATATTCACTTGTTCTTATAGTTTCTGTATTGTTTTCTTTATTTACATATAAAAAGGCGATATACAAACTCGAAATGGACAATTCTTCCAAAATAGTTACAAGCGAGGATGCCGATAAAATTGCCAAAAACATTCTCGAAGAAGAAACAAATAAATCTCCTCAGGAAAAACAAATTAAACAACATGATCAAGTTACTAATGTAGAAGTCCCTGTAGTTACACAAGAAATAGGTGGATTTGATAACGAAGGTTCATTTATGGAATTGGACAATAGTGAAAATCATGTAGATAACAAAATGTTAAAAGAGCATTTCAAACCTTCCGAAAAAGAAGAAGTTGGTCCCGAACCTTTTTCTGTTGACTCTGATTCATTTGCAACATTATGATAGTTATTTTTTTGAATTCTACTTAAAAACAAATCATATATTCATATATGATACATTATTTATAATGAATGAATACAGAAACATGTATACAGAACTATACAAAGAATGGTTTGAAAATAAATTATTTTGGTTCGAAAAAAATCCAGATACGGATATTTATTTATCAAATAAATATTTCCCGTCAATTGAAAACAAGTTGAATATAGATATGAATTTACCACAAGAGGAATTGTCGGTATTAATTGGAATTATTTTGGCATATGACCAAATCCCAAGACATTATAACAGAATACATCCAATTGATGTTAACAAATATTCAGAAGTTGCTGCAAATACAACTTCTGCATTAATACAACATATTTTAACAGACAAAGAGTTTTTTCATGAAATAACTGCAAACGAATGGTGTTTTATTATGTTGCCATACAGACATTTGTATAATATGCGTAAAATTTACAAGTTGATAACATTTTTCATTGAAAAACATAACTGTAATCATTCATCTATCACAGACAAGGGTATTTACAAAAGATTTCTAAGAAATACCCTTTCAAAAGTCTATAAAGTAATATCTTCAAAAACAATTAATTTGCAAAAAGAAAAAGAAGTATGTAATATTATCAATTGTCATAATCAATGGTCGGAATTCCAAGACATATTGTGTTTCAATCCAATGTGCCCTATTATTCTGAAAAGCGAACATTCACATATTGATAATACATTTCAAGAGGAATTGAAGCATCTTCCTGAAAAATGCGATATAATAGTATCAATTTCTGGAGGAGTAGACAGTATGGTTTGTCTACTTTTGACAAAAATCTATGCTCCTGAAAGAAATGTCACATGTGTTCATATAAATTACAACAATAGGCACGAATGTTCACTTGAAACAGAATTGATAAAGAAGTTTTGTTCGATTTTGAACACGAGATTTTATTATAGGAAAGTTAAAGAAATATCGCGGGAAAAATGTCATGGAACTGGACTTAGAGATATGTATGAAGATATTACAAAACAAATAAGATTTGATATATATAAACAAGTTATGTCGACAGAAGGATATGATCTTGGAAATACGTATGTTATTATGGGTCATAATGCAGACGATTGTTTTGAAAACATAATAACAAATATAAATAACAAACACAGTTACAATAATTTACGCGGTATGGAAAGAATATCTCAAATAGACGATATTATGTTTTTCAGACCATTGTTGAATGTTCGTAAAAGCAACATAATCGATTTTGCACACTCTAATAACATACCATATTTAAAAGATAGTACACCAAAATGGTCAACAAGAGGAAAAATAAGAGATAATGTCCTTCCTGCTATAGAAAGTATAAACAAAAATACAATAGAATCATATTTTAATTTATCCGACCATTTGCTAAGATCAGATAAATTAATTAAAAATTATATCATACCACATGTGATAAAGTCATTTACAAATCATGAAAATTCAATCATAGGTTATTTTGATACATGTGAATTATCACAACTTGTTCACGAATATGATGTCTGGAAAACAATATTTTTATCGGATAGTTTTGAAACTGTTTTTGAAAAACGAAATAGTTCACATAAATCAATCAAAGAGTTCTCAAATTATTTATCGCGATATATTTCTGGTAACAATAGAAGCAGATGCAAATTCATTTTGCGAAAAGATATAGATGTTACAATCGAGTATCGCGAAAACAAATTGAAATTATCATTTATTAAAAACGATTAGGTAAAGTTTTTCTTATTTTCACATCAGACGGTTTCCATGAAATATATATAGTATTGTCATTTGGGTGTGGCAGAATTTGTACCATAAATCCATTTTTCCTTAAAGAATCAACAATATATTCACAGCATTCAAAAACATTATATAAAGGATACCCGAGTAAAAAAAAGGGGGTTTCAAAAAAGACATTCATCCCCCCTTGTTCTGCAATAATTTTGATTTTATTATGACATTTTTCAAGTATTTTGTTAAAAGTTTGTGTCCGTATTCCTTCTTTCTTTTTTTTCATAGAATACAAATCAGATATGCAAATACTGGGATTCATGTCTTTTAAATATATGCGATACAAAAAAACTTGTATATTCTTCACATTGTGTAAAAACAAAAAATGACAAATTATAATAGAGCATATATAAATCAATATGTATCATCAAGATTGGGAACCTGTAACAATTCATTCGTCAGAAAGTAAAAAGAGAGAATCGAGACCACAAAATAGACCAGGTACAAAAAACTTCCAACGACTTTGTGAAGATGATATTCCACAATTGGTTACCATTACAAAAGAACAATCTGTTGCACTTCTTGAAGCGCGAAATTCTCAAAAACTGTCACAAAAAGATCTTGCCAAAAAACTGAATATTGACGTATCGACCGTTCAACAATACGAAAATGGAAAAATTAAAAACTTTAACAAAAAATTGTACACAACAATGATGAGAAATCTTGGTGTTAAAGTTTAATCATCTCTATATTTGAATCGTTTATTATCTATTCTTGAAAGTAAATATTTTATTTTTGCAAAAAGATTTTTTTGGAATACGAATATCATTGCAACATACAATGTTCCGTCTGCAAGTTGTTTAGTTTTATTTCTGTTTGCTGACTCAAAAGGAGATGGCAAACTATTGACTGATTGAACAGTAACATAAACAAAAATAGATAAGATAATAATATGACTAAATATATCTAATAATAAAGAAAATATAGAAATATCTTTGTAACATGAACTATGAAAATCTCCATAAATAGTGTCAATTGACAATCCGATAATTATAGCAAGTATAATGTAAATAATATTACAAAAAATTAATTCACCAATATTGATAATATGATCAAAAATAAATTTTGACATTTTCTATATAAATGTATTTATAATTTTTTTGGTAATTGATTTGAAATAAATTTCATTAATTCTTCAACATTACGTTGACCACCAAATTCAACATTCTTATCACCCATGAAATAAACAGTAGGTGCTCCTGATATGTTCAATTCGTTTACTTTGGATTTATTCTCAACTGCATGAATATCGTATTTGACTAGTTTGACTGGTAATTTTTTCGCAAGAACTTCTTTTTCCAAAGACTTCCAGACTTCATCGAATTCAGTACAGTGGGGGCACGATTTCATGTAAAAGTATCCGATAGTTACATCATTAGAGAACATTTCAACGTTTATTCTGTTAGACATTAACAAATATGCCATCAATCCGAACAAAAAAACACCTAAAAATACGTAGAAATAATTGAGATATTTCTGATTAGTCTTTGATATTTTTATTTTCATTGTCTAATAAAAGAAAATATTAAAATTCTATCTTTTCAGTTGTTTACTTTTGTTTTTCGATAAAATGATTGTATTGTCAATATTATTATTTGTCTTTTCATAAAAAGACTGTATTAATACATCAACATTTTCATCATCTATCGTATAAGATATACCAATGAAGTTGAATGAAGAAAACTGACAATATTGCAAAAATTTGTTGAAATTCTTTTTTGTCATCAAAACTACACGATTGTCAATGATGTCGTAGTTGATATTCAAATCATGTTGTTCAAAAATGATTACATTGTGATTATTCGCTTCGAATAATTTATAAACAATATCTATCTCTTCGTTATCGTCAACTATTATAATTGATCTATATATAAGTTCATTCTGATATATATTATATTCAATAAAATCAACAAAATCCGTTATCAGTTCTGTCATTGATTGTTATACAACAATTCTTCTTATATATTTTATGATATAAGAGTTTATAAGATAGTCATAATTATAATGTTGAATGATAATGATATTATAACAATTGACGTTTCTATTTTTCAAAAACAACTTGGGTCGTTTAACAATCTTAATATTTCGCCGAGTAGTTTGAAAAAAAAACAAGAACTAGAGTCTTCGTATTCTTGTTTTTTATCCAATCATGAAAATAAAATTACAGAATGGATAGAAAAAAAGCATCATCAAAATAAATATTGGAAAGATCATAAACATTACGTTACACCAAAACCGAACAATAGACTACATATACTTCCGTCGAACTTTACAGAAGAAGATAAATCAAAGAAAAAATTCACTGGGTTTTTGAATAAACTTACAGAATCAAACTCAAGTACAATTATTCCACAAATTCAACAGGAAATATCAAATAGTTCACAGAAGGATGTTTTGTATAAAATAATTTGGAATTTTATTGAAAAATCGTCAGAAAAAAAATATATACAATTATTGAATTACTATGATAAAGAATATAATATGATTCATTTCAAAAAATATATTTCAGACAATGAATGGTATCCCAGTGAATATATTTTAAATAAAAACATTCTAAATCTCTCCGAGAACGAATATGATATTTATTGTCAATATGTTAAATGGAAAAAACAGCAGATAAATATTTTAAAAGGATGGTGTAGTTTTTGGGATAAAAAGGAAAACATTGAGCATTTTGAAACACTGACAGGAAATATTGTAAATTTTCTCGAAAGTATTCTAATAAATATTTCAAAAGAGAAGAAGCATTTGGCCGATTATTGCTTAGAATATCTATTTGTTATTATGAATCACAATAAATATGAAAAATATTCCGAAAGATTACACCAAATTCCTTTATCAAATCTAGAATCTTCTTCGAAGTTCCTTCTTAAAAACTTACTTGAAATTTAGTTCAAAAAGTACATGTTGTACATTATTTTTGGTTTTTCAAAATAATAATTAAAATGTAAAGAATATCATAGAAATGTACTTTTTCAAAATAGTCAATTCTTTTTTCCCATCTTATATATAGATAAAGAATGCAGAATATATCATTTGCATATTTAAGTAATATATTTTTAAACCTTTTTGTATTTTTCTTGTTGATTGCAGCGTACACTTATGTTGTAAAACTTGAAAATATTGGATGCGTGTGCTCGGTTCATCCCAATAGAGATTTTATCAAAATGTTTAGTGTTATTGCATTTGTGTTTTTGATCTTTATAACATTTATACCTACATCAGTTGTACTTCAAATGTTTGGTGAACAAATAGCAATTTTATATACATTATTAAAGATGGCATTTTATATCATATGTATCGTTTACTTTTTCATGATAATTGATTATACGCGTTTTTTAGTAAATGAGAAATGCAAATGTTCTGAAGATATTCGTAGAGAACTTATCATGGCAGGTTCAATTATAGAGGTTATATTGATGCTCTTAACTCTATTTGTTGTCATAATACTCCCTTTAACAGTAAATTCTGTTTTATTTATTCTTGAAAATGCCGATACATATGAAAAAAGTATGTCAAAAGATTTGAAAACACCATTCAAATCTTTAAAAGGAGTATCTGCAAAATTGAAAAAAGCCAAGTTTAATATAAAACCTTTCAAAAAATAAATATTTATAAATTTAATGTTCGAGAATTTTTATTTCTTTTTCCACCTTTTAGTATTTTGATATCTGCTGTATCTTCAATTATAGATGTAATTTCTTCATCACTTACCGAAAGTGTTTCAATGTTATTTTGTTCTTGTTCAAAAGATATTTTATTGTGCATATTATTTATAATGTTATCTACATCTCTAGAAGGTCTCTTATTAGAAACAACAGACATTTCATCGTCGTCTCTGAAGTTTTGTCGTTGAGACCCTCCACTTATGTTATTGAATAGATTGTTGACCATTCCAAAAAGTCCAGAACTTCCCATACCTGTCTGTGAATTCTGTGGTTGAGTATTGCCTGATATGTATTGTTTTGCAGCCGCTGCTTGAAATTGTTTCATCAAATCAGGATTTGATTTTAGTACATTCTCAACATTTGGAAGCGGACTTTCTTTAAACATTCTATTGGTTAAATGAAACATAAATGCACTGCCTGATAATGATATGAATAATCTCAATTCGGGTGACATTTTTTTCCCAGAAGACTTATATTTATGATGAAGTTCCTCAAAAATATCGTCATAATCATTGATATTTTCATGAACTTGTTCCGACCATCCTTCTAATCTTGCTGAAACAGGATCATATCTTGTATTCAAATATTCGGTTCCTGTTACAAATGCCATCATCATTTTGCGTTGAAATCTGATAGATGCATCAATTTCTTTTTCCCTTATAATTTTATTATATTCTGTCCTCATTTCTTCTAAATCAGATTCCATACTAAATTTAAAGGGAAGTCTAAATCCTTTTGATTCTAATCTATCCATTTGATACAAAAGGTCTCTTTTTTCATTTAATTCATTTACCATACTGTGTTTCTTTTCTTTCCTTATTGTTTCGTAAACATTGTTATTGTCTTCCATTTCACTTTGAACACTTTCATCTTCATCAATATCAGAATTATCTGTATTACTGTTTTTATATTCTGGTTCTGATTTGGAAGATGATGTAGTTCCTGATCTTGAAGAAGATCTTGAAGAAACAGATGATCCAGAAGACATAGACATTACTTCGTTACTGATCTTTTTTTTGTTATATAACATATCTTTATTATTGAAACGAGAACTTTCAAAATTATTTGGGGATGAAAAACTAAATGGTGCTTTATTAAATGAATTCGACATCAATGTTTATAATATCCTTTATTTTAATACTTTTATATAATTATATGAAATTTGTACGCGAGAACAAGTTTCAAAAGAATAAATTAAAATAGTACATGTATGACAGTTTTTACAAAATAATAATATTGTTTTTATTTTTTCTGAAATTTTATAGAAATGTACTATTTTAGCAACGACATAAACGTTAAATTAATATTAATTAATATTAAATGATATATGTTAGTTTTGATATTGGGTTGAAGAATTTAGCACTTTGTATCCTTCGTGAAGAAGAAAAGGTAAGTATAATAGATTGGCAAATAATTTGTCTAGCAGAATCAAAAAAACAATTCAAGGGGATTAACAATATTTCAGATGTTATCTATTGTGAACTAGATAATATTATGGGAAAATTGGAAACGATTAATATAAATTATATAGATTATGTTATTATTGAAAATCAACCAAGTAATCTCAATGGTATCATGAAAACGATTCAACATCTTATATTTTCGTATTTTAATTTATTGAGACATTGGGATAAGCGTGTTGGAAATGTTATCTTGATTAATCCCTCGCTAAAACTACAAAATCATTCATTTGTACCAACTTTGCAAAAAGCAGCAAACACTTCAAAACAAGAAAAATACAAAATTACTAAATTAAATGGTATTGAGGTTTGTTCATATTATGTTCAGAACGATGCAAAACTTAAGAGTTTCTTACTGTCCCATAAAAAAAAGGATGATCTGTCTGATACATGTTTACAAACCTTGTCATATATTCGTAAAATGGGGAATAATGTTGAAGAAGTTTCTTTGGATATGCAAAATTTTTTAGAGATTATTTAGTATTTAAACATTTTCTTATAAATTCCATACTCTGTTTATCGAATTTCGATATTTTTTTTTCAATAATTATGTTTGTTAATTTTTTCCAAAATCTGTCATTTTTATACTTTTTATTTATGGAATTTATTTTTTTCAGTTTTTTGTAATACCATTTGTGTCTCAATTCGTTTATTTCATCGCAATATTTGCTAGTAGAATCGTATTGGCATATTTTATTTGTATATATATATTTATCAATTGTGTCTTTAAAGTTAGCATTATTTAAAGAATCTACTTTCAAATCAATCCAAGCATCACAAAAATGTATAGAATTATATGATGGACATAGAATGAAATTTGAATTATAATCTATAAATACATCATTATTATCTATAATTATTATATTACTCCGATCAAGAATATTGTTTTTGTTATTTTTTTGGATCATAGGAAGAATTTTATTCACAGATTTCTTGTATTGTCCTGAACTATCAAGGATACAATCATTTCTTGAAAATATAGGACGATTTAGTTTTAAATTGTGAGTTTTTTCAATAAGATTTATTTCTTTTGTTGCCCACTCTTTTTCAGAAGCAGTGTATATATAAAATTGACTATTTGGAAAATAACTTCTTATATTTGTTATAAAACTTTCAAAGAATGGTCTTATTAATTTTGATTGAGGTTGGTAAGATTCTTGAAGTTGTTTGTTTAAGGTTGTTCTAATTTTATTTTTCTTTGCGACATTTTCAATGTTTTGAATTATAGTTTGATATATACAATCACCTATAATTGTACCATCCAAATCCAGAATAAATATTAAAGGATTTTGAGATATCATGTCTAATACTCAAAAAGAAAAAAATGAGTTATATATTTATAATTTCATCATTCTATTCGGATATGTCTTCTGAATTATCAAAAGTAGAATTGCTTGCTATGATCAAACAATATAATAAAAACAATAGTGACAAGATCAAAAACATAGATAAAATGAAAAAAGAAGAAATTATGCAGATTTGTCAGAAGTACAATATCATTCCTACAAATGTTGATAACGATATAAAAATAAATTTGTCGAATATATCTAAAAAACATTTGTTACAAGATATAGAATTATTTTTTCTGAAAAAAGGTCAACCTCTTCCGAAAGAAATTAATCAAATGAAAAGGAATCAATTGGTTGAATATATGGAAGAAAACGAAATCGAACATTATACACAATCAATGATAATAGAAGAGATACAAAAATATAATAAACAAAACCATGATAAAAACGTTATTTATTACAATATCATGTGTTATGATAATGTAAATATTGATGAAATAGATAATGATAATCTTGAACAATTTATTAAAAACAATAACTTGGATGAAAATATTGATAATTTGCAGGCAACATCCATATTTCTATCTAAAATATATTCTTCATTGGAAGAATTTTGTAAAAATACAAATAATGAATACAAACCACATAAACTCAAAAGTTTTCCCAAAGTTATACAATATATAGATTTACTTATAACCAAAAAACGTAGATGAAAATGTTGTAAAAAAAAATAAATACTTAGTATTAGAGTTAAAGACGTATGTCTGGTCAAAAAGAACCTTCTTTTGGTGTGAAAGCATTGAATTCAAGTTCAGTTGCAAATTTTTCATCAACTGAAGATGATTCTTATATTCTGATTGTTGCGAATAATTGCAATACTCCTGTTGATAATGGAAATTCATATGATAATACTTATAACAATAATAATAGAGCAGCACTTTTTGGCGTCAATTTGCTTGAATCAACACGTAATCAAGAAGCATATATTGGAATAAGAAATAATAATTTAGCAAGAAAAATTGCTAAATTTAATAGTGATTGTATAAATTTAGATGTAAATACAGTTATCAACGGAAATATTCTTCCATCGGCATCATCTATATTTGATTTGGGTTCAAGTTCAGAAAAATGGAATTCTCTTTTTTTGAATGATAAAGTGGTCGCAAATAAAATAATAGGTGACGGATATGATATAACAAATTTAAATTTGAATGAATATGATACATCTTTTTTAAAGGAAGGAACTAATTTATATTGGACACAAGAGAGATTTGACGAATCTTTGAGACAAATCTCTCTTGATAACATTAATCAAGGATCATCAAATACTTCTATCACAAATAATACTTTTAATGGAAATCTTGTAGTAGATGGATTATTATCAGTTAAATCACTTTTTATCGAGGATTTTGAAAGATTTAGAGAAGATAACCCATCGTTTTCGAATATAGAATTGACATATAATATAACACAAGTAATTGCGAAAAATACGTCAGTTGTACCTGAAGGATCAAATTTATATTTTACTAATAAAAGAGTTCAAGATATTGTAGATGTTGCAAAAAATACATTACAATCAGAGATAAACTCTAATTCAAATGTTTTTTCATATAATATATCTGTATTAAAAGAAGATTTGATCAAGTATGTTGATTCGCAAAATGATACAATAACTTCAAATTATTTTAATAGTAAATATGAGGAATTGTATAATGAAATAATTAATACATCCAATTTCTTTAAAAATGAAATTAGTTCTAACAAATTATTTTTCGAGCAAGAAATTGACGAGAAAACAAAAGAAATTTATGAAGTTATTGCGGCACAAGAACTACTTGTAACAGGAACAGCAGAAACTATAATTAAAAATACATTACCACCTTATCGAATTTTGATTACTGACGGAAGCGGTAAAGCTACATCTACAACAAATAATCTTACAATAAATGAACTAAATAGTTTGAGAAATATTCAAGGCAATATTCATGATACATTTACAAATTTAAGAAAAGACATTGTGTCATTGACATTGGATCAAATTCAACAAGGGAATAGTAGTAAATCAATTATAGATAATATATATGATGACGATATGACAGTTAATGGAACTTTAAATGTATCCAATTTAAATATATTTGGAAGTGCAAATTCAATTTCCACAACTGTTTATAATGCAGAACAATTATTGATTGAAAATTTTAATTCAGTCATACCATCTGTAAAGATAAATCACTCGAGTTTGACAGCATCAACAAATATGATTGAAATTAAAAATAGAACTACGCCGGTATTTTACATTGCTTATAACAACAGAATTGCAATAGGTAAAACACAACCAGGAAGTTTATTAGATGTGAATGGGACAATAACAGGAAATATTTTCAAGGGTTCAGGAGAGTTACTAACTAATGTTTATCTTGGTGATAAATCAACAACGAATTTGAAAGAAGGTGAAAACTTGTATTTTACAAAACAAAGAGTTAATGATGAAATAAATCTTGCGACATGTGATAGAATTTCACAAGGAACATCAAATAAATTTATAATTAATAATGAATACAGAAATAATTTGACTATTGGCGGTGGTTTAGTTGCAGATTATTTATATTTGAATGGTGTAAAGTTTACAGGTTCAAACTATGTACCTATATTACATATTGATAATATGGTTGACGGAACTAGTAATAAAATGATTATTAATAATGTATATGATAATGATTTGAAAGTAAACGGAACACTTGAGGCAAATAATTTGTTAATTCATAACAATATATCACTCATTAATAATTCAATTTATTCATCAGAATGTCTCGATATAATGAATTATACAGATTCGCCATCTATAAACATTCTGCAAATTGGTACTGGCGACATTGTTAAAATTCAAAATGATTACAAAAACCTTTTTGTGATGAAAAATAATGGTTTTTTAGGAAATGTAGACGATCCTTTGTATAATATTGATATTTCGGGAACAATTCAATCTTCATATTTTAAAGGAAACGGACAGTTTTTGTCAAATGTGAATATTGGTGATAATAACACTAATGAACTGAAAGAAGGCACTTGTAATTTATATTTTACACAAGAGCGTGTTTATGAAATTTTATTCAGCAGTAACTATTATTCATCAAATCCATTTACACCATATATGGATAAAGTTTATGATAATACACTTTATGAAATAAACAAATTAGAAAAGGCAATATATGGAATTGATCTTGATCACGTAGTACAGGGATCTAATAACAAATATATTGTGAATAATATATATAATGATTCTTTACTTATAGATGGGACATTAACAGTAAGACAAATAAAAATAATAGACGATGACACAGATTATCAAAAAATATACAACGACAGTTTATATTCTTATCCCAATTCGGCGTTTAATTTTACATTTGATTACACAAACATTTCAAACGTTGTTGTTGATATCATGTCACATACTGTTATTCAACAAAATGGTATTCCAAATGAGAAAATAACAGATTTAGAAAATCAAATTAATGAATTGCAAACTAATTTTGCTCTTTATAATACAGAACTGAATAAAGTGCAAAATGAGATAAATAAAGTATCTTTAGATAAAATAATACAAGGTACAAGTAATAAATTTATCCAAAATGGTTTATATACTGGATCCTTTTTTATAGAAGGCGATCTTTCTGTGAAAAATGTTAATATTATAGATGATACAGAAACTCCTGTAATAATGGCAAATGTTCCTGGGACAGTTTCAAGTCAAACAATTAAACAATCTTTGGAAGGATTTTTGGAAAAAAAGAATTTTGAAAAACAAATTAATGATGTATTTGAAACTTTATCTTATACATTAGAACTACAAAACACAGCATTGGTTCAAAAACTGAATAATATTGCAAACGATATAGTAAACATCAAAACAGTACTCAATATTTAATTACTTATTTTTTGGATTGTTGCCATTTTTTCCCCAAAAGTTTCATAATTTCTTGGGGTGATTTATTAGGATGTTCTTTCTTTAAAGATTTAAAATGTTTTTTTACAAATAAAGAGTATTTCGATGGTTTTTTTGCACCCCCATTGCTACAATTACAACCACCTATTGCTTCACTCATTCCAAACTGAGACTCCATAAATTATTTATTCCTATTAATATAGAATATAAAAATATATGAAATATTTCGGATTTCTCACAATTTTCATAGTAATTTTGTATATTTTAATTATTTACGCATATTTTTATGATATCAAAATAAGTTTATTTATGAATAAAACAAAGTCCAAAAGTTCTTCTTGTGATATAAAATCATGTGGTTCTATTGATCCCGTAAGCGACCCCAAATATAACATGCAACAAATAGTAAAACAATCTATATTGCTAGAGGAACATCTGGCCAATAAAAATAAAAGATGCAGAGATTGTATAACAAAACATTTTTTGCATATTATTGGTCTTGCAGAGGAAGCACAAATGCTTGCTACAAACAAAATAGGCAAATATAAATTAATCAATGAATGTGTAGAAACATATAATAGATTGTTTCAAAGATGGTTGAAACATTATGATGCAGAAGGGGAAATGAATGCATTATTTTGTTGTGACGAACTGAGAACAATGAGGAAAAAATTGATTGCTGTATATTTTTTTGATGACGAATATCAAATATAATTCATATTATTGAGAAGATAAAAACATTGTTTTTGAATATGGAAGTCTTTTTATATCTTGTAAAACAGTTTTAATTACATTTGTTGCTTTTTGTTGAGAAGATAGATGATCGGGATGTATTTCTGACCCTAATTCTTGCAAAGGATATGCGTATGGCAATGTCGTTGCGTATGTATTTAAAGTTTCGTATAACAAAACATCCGCGACTATTTGGTAAGGAGATGAACTGAAATCAAACATTTTTGTTTTTATATTGTAAAATTGTTTAACGAGTTTTTCAGCACCTTTACGTGTAATTAAATACATACCAGTTGATGGAAGCAGATACCTCCATTTTATAAACATATTACCTGTTTTTTTAAAATGATCATATAAATTCGCGACAGTACCATCATATAAAATAAGTAATTGGAGTATTTCAAAATCACTAGGAATTACTTTGATAATATTTTCATAGTCGATTGAACATGCCAAATTTATATCATCTTCCATGATAACAAAGATATCGTCATCCGACATCAAAGCAACTCTCATTGCTTCAATATGACTACATAGGCAAGCGAATTCATACTCGCATGTTGTACAACCAGGATATTTACAGGTTAATGGTCTTTTATTTGCAAGAACATTGTCAAAATCATCCGGTGAAATCGCATCAACACGATGATGTTCTAAATTGACCTTATTAAATTGGTCCTCCATAAATTTTCTTCTTTTCTTGCTTTTTTCAAGATTAATCCAATAATGTTTCATCTTTAAATATTATAATACATAAATCTTTTATATAAAGATTATGTTGTAATATAATATCAATGTCTGTTAAAGTATATCTAAGAGCAGGATTAGGAAATCAGTTATTTATGATTTTTGCAGGATTCGCATATGCAATAAAAAATAACAAAGAGTTTAAGATTATTTCATATTTCAATTCTGCAATGTGTGGAAATTATACATATTGGAATAATATTTTGAAATATTTTGAAAACAGTCTTGTAGACAATCCACAAAGTACAATCGAAGAATCTGACATATATAAAGAACCTCAATTTGCATACAGTCAAATTCCTGATGAACTTTCAAATAAACAAGATGTTGTTCTATTTGGATTTTTCCAAAGTGAAAAATATTTCAAGGAATATTATAACATTATTACTGAAAAAATGCAGTTAAGCAAACAGTTATTACAGGCGAAAACTGAACATATTAATTTGTTTAGTAAAAAAACTATCGCAATTCATTTTAGGATAGGAGATTATATACATCAACAAGGCAATCACTGTATAAAAAAACCAGAATATTATATTTATGCTTTAAAGAGTCTAGATACAGAATTAAAAACCAGAGGAGAAAATATTGAAGACTATGATATTTTGTATTTTTCTCAAAAACAAGATTTTCAAACTATAGAAGAGTTTATAAGAATTTTTAAATATATTTTCAATGAGAAACTAAATTTTGTAAAAGTTTCTGATGATATTCCAGATTGGAAACAATTACTGATTATGGCTAATTGTAATCATTTTATAATTGCTAATAGCACATTTTCATGGTTTGCAGCATATTTTTGTGAAAATATGAATAAAATAATTTATTATCCAAAAATATGGTTTGGAAAGAATTTACAAAAAACACATGATACAAAAGATCTTTTTCCATCTGGTTGGAAAGAAATAAATGCGTAATTGGTTTTATCAATCAATTATTACATTATAGTAATTTAGAGCACTGAGTGCTGCATTATTTTCTGCTTCTTTTTTCGTATTACCTTTTGCTGTACCTACAACTGTGTTATTTTTATCTTTTACACAATATGTAAAAACTTTTGAATTGTCTTTTGTTGTTATGTTGATTTCAAAGAATTTAGGTTGATCATTCAAATGATGTTGCATATGCGATACCAATAAATCTTTGAAATTTGTCTTAGAAACGATCAAATCGCTAAAATCTATATAATTTTCTATGATGTATATAATCCATTTTTGAACAATGAAATATCCTGTTCCTTGTGATGGAACTTGTAAATTATTTGGCAATAATACATCATCTTGTTTTGTTTGAAAATCAAGATATAATGCACCTAAGAATGCTTCAAATATATCTTCCATTATTTTGTAATTATTTCTTCCATGTGCGTCTTCGACTTGTTTGGATAAGATTGCGTATTTAGGTAAACCAATTTTAACAGACAAGTTACCAAGCATTTTGCCATTTACTAATTTAGTTCTTATCTTTGACAAGAACCCTTCGTTTTGATCCGGAAATCTTTCATACAAATAACCAGCAACAATCATTCCAAGTATAGAATCACCTAAAAATTCTAGTCTTTCGTATGACATTTCTTGCAATGGAAGACAGTTTTGTGGACATTTTATATTTCCTTCATTAAAATCAGAATTTTTCATCGTACAATATGACTTGTGAACAAATGCGTTTCTATATAAATTGATATTATTGAATTTGGTATTAGTTAACCCATTTGTTTCAAATAAATTGTAAAGATCTTGTTCTGATAAAAGAACATTTTTTTCATTAAATGGAAGATCATTAATTTCAATACTTTGTGTTTTATTATGAATATTGTTTATTTTATTCATTTTGTGTATACTCATTAATATGCCTTTTGTCTAAATCATTTTTTAAATTATTTTGAATAAATGATATAAAGAATGTTTCGTTAAATTAATATAATGATTTCAAGTGGTTTTGGTCCTTCATTAGTTGAAATCAAATCATTGGGAATAGGACTTTTAGAAACGTCAAATTTCGATTTAGATTTGAATGATTCTGAATTTCTTGCTGTTGGTGAAACCTACAGGTTTGACAAAGATACAAGAAATTCACTATATAATTTACTTGTCAATAGGGACGGGGTTGGTATAAATACTTCTAGGAGACAACTAGATGGATTTTTTGAACAATCTGTCAAGAAAAGTGCATTATATGTTGGAAGTGACATTGTATGTACAGGAAATATTATATCAAATGGATTTCAATTTGATAATATCAAGTTTGATTCAGTAAATTCAAATATTCTTGAAAACGTATTACAAAAATTGGAAGATAAACAAAATGTGTTTTTCAAAGGTTATGATTGTATTCGAGTAGCAAATTATATTTCTGGAAATTCAGAAGCAAGAAATACTTCCTTAAATAATTATTATACTACTAATAACATAACAATTGGTACTAATTCAGATACATATCTTAATGCTAGTCCTTTGAATATTGCAACAACACCAGATAATAATATTGATAATATTCACATATCTATGACAAATAAAAGTTCAGCATTAAATGAAAACGATTGTGGAACTATTGATCCTGAAGTTTCTAAATTTAGAATAGGATTTATAGGAAATAGTGAAAATTCGCCTGCGGTTTTATCAACTACTTCTGAAATTCCTCTTACATTTCATGTTGGACTTACAAAAGAACAAGTTAATTCACTATATAGTACAACTTCTTTTCCCAGGTATGAAAACACGGGAATAACTCCGTCAATGACTATTGATACAAGTGGAAATGTTTTAGTTGGTACAGTGACAAACAACGAGGTTTCTTTCACAAAGAGAAGACAAAATGAACAAGGATTTGTGAAAAGTGAACAAATTACAAAAACACCAAAAATGATGGTAAATGGGGTATCTGCTTTTGACGATATTGTATTATATGATTACTATACACAACAATATCAGCATCTAGATGATGTGTATACAAGAAAAGAAGGAGAAACAATGAATGCAGATCAAATCATACCTGGTGATTTTAGTGCTGATATTTTTAGGTTTAATTCAAACTTGTATATCGGAACGACAGGAAGTCAACACAAATTGGAAGTTAATAATTATTTAGATGTAAGAGGAGATTTGAACGTAGAAAATAGCACATTTACAAAAACAATTACAGTCACTGATGATGCATTATTTAATAGCGACATTCAAGTTGAAAATACGATTGCTTCATCGATTTCTCGAACAGGAGAGATGCATATTTTGGGAGATTTGAATATTGATAATACACGTATTAATATACAAAGTTTTCATCCAGTAATGGTTGATCCTAGCATTGCAAACGCAAGCAATATAAGTGGTAGTAATCTCCTTTTCTTTGCATACGACAATGCTATTAATATATCCAATTCAAATTTGATTGTTCCAGGGAAATTGACAACAGGTGCCACAAAACATGACTCAACTGGTAATGCACAATTTGGTGTTTTCAAAACAAAATATGCAAATATTGAAATGATGTTAAAAGATAATTCTATGCAAAATGTTGCTGATGTTGAACCAACGATGTATATGGGACATCTTACAAGTTTGCCAACAAATAATGGTCAACAAGATAATAGTATTGTTTTCAACACTAATCAAACAGATGGATTACATAATATGTATTTTTATCCAGGAAGTAAAATTATGACAGATACTGGAGGATTTGAAACACCTCCTACATTCACAATACATCAGAATGGTAGAGTTGGTGTAAATAATAACAATCCACAATATGAATTGGATGTTTTTGGGAACGTTTTAGCAAATGACATTTATATTCGAACAAACGCTGTAGCAAACAAAGCAATG